AGCATCTGTAGTAGGCATAGTATTACCGCCCCAATTAAAGTCCATATACAACTTCCCAAAGTCAGTAGTATTAAAGAATGTAGATTCAAAAGTAAATTCAGAATCTTGAAATATTCTATCTATCAAATACTTGATATTTATAAAAGGTCTAAAAGCACTTTCTAAATTAGGAAGTTTGGGCATACCACTATTTGTAAATGTAAATTGATGATTCCAATCTACAAAAGGATATTTAACTGTATTAGTACTTCTAAATCCTGAAGTTGATGGATTAGTAAATATATTATTATTAACCCAAGTATTTCTGATTTCTGAATAGTTATAATCGTGTTGTAGTTCTGTAAAGTCTAAATCCCTGAAAGCTCTATCTTTTAATGTGTCTGCTAAAGCCACAACTTCAGAATATAGATTAACATTGTAACTTATCTCTCCTTCTTTATCTGTTACGTCTAAGAGTCTTAAAAACCCTTTAAATAAAATAAATCCATCTTGTTTTAAAACGCATTGAGTCCTTTTGTATGGATTGAATATTATTCCATCATTAACCCTTGTAATTTCAAATACTTGGTCAAATATTCTATTATTTCTTTTTGTTGCAGGTAGGTTAAAAGCTTTTGAATATGACTGTACTTTCTCTGCTACGTTTTTAAAATCATCAACACTCAACGTCAATGGTAAATCTTCATCTTCATAGAGGTCGCAAATAACTTGTCCATTATCTAAAAAATTTGTTGCTCCTGAAGGTACTGCTCCGACAATAGGTTGAACTGATATATCTCCAATTGATATTGAATCAACAACATTATGAAAGTAACTAATCATTACAGTATCAGTAGTAGATTGTGCTGTAAAAGTTTCTGTTATTTGTGAGTTTGAAGCGAAGTTGAATTTTGTGAAGAATATAGTAGTTCCATTCGCTAATTGTGTAAGTATTAAACCTGTACCTGTTGTAACTAAATTAATTGTTAAAGTATATTGCTGACCAACTACTAAATTTGAAAGTTTTTGGTAAACACCTGCAAGAGTTAAAGTTGTTACTGAATCTAATATTAAATTTCCTCCCGAGCTAGTAGGGTAAGCAGGTGTTCCTGTAGCATCAGTTCTAAATCTATACCAAGAATTTGTAATAATTGGAGGTGCTGAAGTTAAAACATCTAAAAATGTAGAGCCTGTTGTACTACTCGTATAAGTTGGTGTAGTATTTAATCCGTTAAAGTTTAATCCATTTACAATAAATTCTGTTGATGAACTTGAAATTTCATTGTAAGTTCCGTTATAATTCTGTGGATATAATATTAGTTGAACACTCATTATACTGACTGTGTTCTAAGTGTTTTACTTTTTTCAACTTCAAAAGTGTACTGCATTAGTTTGTCATTTGCGACAGTCTTTTTCGTATAACTAGAAGTTGTTAGCCTTGCAGGTGTTACATATTGATTCATAGCAGGAATTGTAAGAGTTCCTGTATAATTCAAATCACTTTGGAATCCTTCTAATATATATACTTCAGGACTATTAATTAATTCTTCAAACCATTCTGATTCTGATTCATTTACAAAGTCTGTGTTCATTGTAATCTTTTCATTAGCGTTTACTCTAAAGGCTTTCTTTCCACCTTTAAATCCGTTTATTTTATAAGTTGATTCATTCCAACTTCCTTCTAGCTGTTGATATGTACTCCCTTTAGTTGAAATCATTTTTGTTGACTTCATAGTGAAAGTGTAATAATCCCAAGCTCCCCATTGATTCAGCCAACAGAGTCTTATAGGCTCATAACCTTTTAGTGTTGGGCAATTTACATTGAATATATATTTAGTTCCGAAATTTTGATTAGCACCATTTAAAGGCTCAACTGTATAATAACCTCCTTCTATAAAGTCTAATACAGCAGGACTATTGAATACTGTACTCCAGTTTCTTAAATTAGCAGGAAAGCAACCGAAATAAAATAATCTTTCACTTACTTCTGCACTTAAATTAGCAAGCCCTCCATTAGCTACTGTAAAATCTACATATTCTAGTCCTATTTGTGAATTTGTAGAATCATAATAAATAAATCTAATCTTAGCAGGAATACTTGATATAGTTAAAAAGCTAAGTGTTCCATAATCTTTAATATTAGCATATTGAGTAGTAGGAGCATTTGTAAGAAATTCGCCTTCATCTTGGTCTAATGTAAATTTTTGTGGAATAGGATAACCAAAGTTATTACCTGTATTTTGAGTAAAAGGAGTACCTGCTAAGTCTAGTACATCTGTATATTTTAAGTAACCATTAAAGATATTGTATAAATCAGAGTCTTTAATATCTGTAGTTATTAAATCTCCGAATGTAGCACTAGCAGGGTCATTATCTAAGTATTGTATTTTAAATCTTATAAACAAGTAACGCATAGAATTTAAGTTGCCTGAGAATTTATCTATTAAATGAATAGGGACATTTGTTCCTACTGTATTAACTGCTAATTTATATGCACTTCCAACTCTTGCTAAGTTATCTGTATTTACAAAGCTTTCTATAATAGGTCTGAAATCAAACATTCCAACTCCTGCGTTATTTGGAGTAGTCTTAAATGTTCCTACAATATCTGTTGAAGTATTTGGATTCGGTGGATTTCCTGAACTTATATGCACTTCAGCTACAAACTTTACATTTGTGAATACAGAAACTATTGAAGTATTAGATACTGTAAAAATTACATCTTGTCCTACAGGTAATGTATCGTATAAAGGATGCTGTTCTATTAGTGTTGCCATTATTTTACTATTGTTAAACTGTTAATTATATCTTCTTTTACGCTTCCTAGTAATTCTTTACCGAACTGTTTTAATCCAAGTCCTAAAGGCTTTTGAAAGAAACTTATACCTTGTATTCCTTTACGCCCTATACTTCTAGCAATTAAGAATGTTATTGTCTTACGCTTCATAAACTTACCACTTGCATCTCTTGGAGCTATACCTTTTCTTACTACCCACTTATCCAAAGCCTTGCTTGGTGGTTGAGAATGTCCTTTACTATTCTTGTAGCTATAAGGACTTTTTATAGTTTTACCTTTATAATCTTTAAAACTTCTTTTAGTCTGTGTTCCTGAAACTCCTTTATCTACGAATTGACCATAGCTTGACATATAGAATTGTACCGTAAAACCATCAGGAGTAGTTATGACTTCAAACTTAATCGAATTTTCTAACTTAGTATCTCCTCCTTTTTTAAAATTAAGAGTAGTTTTAGATTGAGCAACTATTTGTCTTCCGAAGCTTTCTAAGTACCTTTCTATATTGTCAGTGTCCACTATTCTAAGCCAACAAATATTTCAACTCTAGCTGTAACAGCTGTTGTTGGTTTTACTTGTAAAGAAGCTAAGTCTTGCATAGTTCCAAAACTAGGAGTAGTGTCTTCTTCAGCTAAAGCTAAGTTAGCACCCTGACAAAGAATATGAGATTGTCCTGCTGTAAGTGTCACTTGGTAATTTGTACCTGATGTAACTACTGCTAGTTCAATGTCTACAGCTGTTTCTAAGTTTGTCACTCTAACGTATTTAGTTTTCGCTACATTGATTGCTCCTGCTGAAGTTGAAGGTAAAGTATCAAATACTGCTACTGTTGTTGCTACTGATGCCGTACAGGTTACTATCCTTTCAAATACATCATTGATTCCTGTTGTTGTTACTGAATTAACAGAACCTCTAAGGCTTCCATTAAGTGTTACTGTTTCTGAGATTGTTGTTACTAAGTCTGCCATAATTTTATAAATTAATTGTTATTTTAAATTTTTTCCATCCTATTTCTATTTTCCATCTACCTATTTTGAACTTCAACATTAATAACCTGCTCCTTTTGTACTTACAGGAATATCACAAGTTTGGAAGTCGTTCTGCACTAATACTCCAATATTAAATACCCAACCACAGCAAAGATTGTCAAACCTCTCGGAGAAAGGCTCAATAGTGAATTGGTCTTGTGTAAAGTATAAAGGAAAATTAATATCATTAACACCTTGTAAAGATTGCCTTGAACTATGTCTAAGCATACCTATGAAGTCGGTTACTATTTGTAGTGTTTCATTAAATACATCTTGTTCATTGCTTAAAGTTTTTACAAGCTTTGTAAATTCATTATTTGTTGATGATACTATTTGGCTTCTGTTAGTTTTCCAATTATCCTTTTCCGTTACCATATCCATAATAAAGATTTGGAAGTTATAGACAAGCTGACTATCTCCTGTCGTTACTGATGTAGGGTTGATGTGAAGCAAAGGAAACTTCTGCATCTTTTCCAAGTTTATGTCAAATATATCTCCAACTGAAGTTGATTTTATTTGCCTGTGGTATTCCCCTAATCTAAGTAAGGTGTTAACTACGTTATTGTATGTCTTATTGTTAACCATTTCTTTTTACTTTATTTTGTGAGCTTAAATCTGTTTCATAACTTAACCAAGTCAAACATTCTAAAAGGCTAAGTCTTGTTATTGCTTCTAATTTACTAATGTCCTCTCCGCATAATCTGTGCATCACACCGAACCATCCCCATTTGCTTGCGAAGTCTTCACTAGCTACTGCGTCTTCGTTTCCTTCAGCCGCTCCATCAAATATAATGGCAAAATCTCGGACAACACCTTCCCTAAATTGTAGAAAAAAAAAAGGGAAGACTGTACTTGTTCCGCTGACATCTGTTTCATTTCTTCTGCTCTGAGCCGTATATCCCCATCATACGAGTCAATTATGTATATATCATTCTTCTTTAATTTTATAGGACGATAGAGTACAGCCATTAATTCAGGAAGGTTTGTTTCTATTCCGTTCTTTATGAACTGTTCAATGTCTGCGTATTCTCCTAAACTAATACTATCTAAGTCTGGATGGAATCCGTATTCAACACCATTAATCTCTATTATCCTTTTTAGCTTTGTATCTTGCTTAGACTGTAGTTCTCCTACCTTACTCATTATAACTGCTACGTCTGATAAGGATAGTTCCTTAATTAACTTCTTAGGAATGTCAGATAATGCTGCTATTGTTTCTGTAGCTTCTTCAGTCTTTGTACCTGTTTCAAAGTCAATAAGTTGTAGCCAAGTAGACAGAGTAACATCTGACCAACTATTAATTAGCTTGAACTCTTTTACTTTGCCTTCTTTTTTAATCTTTACTTTCATACACTATATAATAGAAATTTATTGTTTTTAGTTTAACGATTTTTTTACTGAACGAAATACCTACCTGCGTTTGGATTGTCTAGGTGATAGATTACATTATATCTTATTCCGTCTATTGCGTGATTATAGTTGTCTACGTAAAGCTTAGAACCTTTATCTGCATAGACATAGTTGTTTAACTCTTTAGCTATGTTCGTTGATTCAGGACTTACAATAAGTTGATAGTCTTGCATCCTAGTTATACCACTTTCAATAGTTCCTTTCTTAACTGCTTTAATGTTTACTCCTAAGTGCTTTAAGTCTGCTATTAGTCTAGGCTCAGCTGAATCTGCTATGATTAATTTACTATCTACTTTGTCAAGTATTATCTGAGCAAGCTCTTGACTCTTTAATCCATTGCGATACAGGTGTTCCTTTAAGTAAATCTTCTTATGCTTCTTGTCTATAGCTACTTCAGTAAGTGAATCAGGATCAATACTAAAACCAAAGTCCATTCCACAAGAAGTCTGTAAGTCATCAGGATTAAAAGCACCAATACTCCAATTCTCAAAGACTACTCCTTCAGCCTTTGCTAACCAACCTCCTAGAATCTTATGCTGATACTTTTTAAAGTTGTTATGCTTTATGCTCTTAATACGCTCTAAGAAGCTCGTAGAGAGGTTTGTTTCATTATCTAGGTATGTACTATGTATATAGCATACATTGTCTTTAACGCCATTAAAACCACCTTCAATGCCTTTGTCTTCAAAGAACCTCTTGTATATCCAATGTTCCTTAGTTACAGGATTTAAAACTAATATGATTCTATTCTGTACTTTCTTTTCTCTTATACTTAGGTCAATAGTATCAAAGATGTTTTCATCTACAAGTTCTTCTGCTTCATCAAGTACCCAAGTGCTTATCCCTTGTAATGACTTTAGACTAGCAGTCTGATTACCTGCTGAAGTCTTGATACCTCTAAATAGAATGTCAGATTTGTTTCCTAAGTTTATTACCTCTGCTTTGTTTACGCTAAAGGTATTCTCATATCCAAGTAGTCCTATCTTCTCTAAGAACTCAGGAATGATTGAAAGG